AAGCGAGGCTTCTGCGCTGACCGCGGAATCTGCGTAAGTCTTTTTCGCAAAGACGTTTTCGCCACCAATCGCAAGAACGCCTTCAGCGGTTCCGATGAAAAGTGACTTGTTTAGTGTATCATAAGCCAACTCAGAGAGTTGCAATGATGCGGGCTGACCACTGCCCCGTTTGATTTTGATGATTGGATTCGCCATTTGATTTATTATGTTGGTTTTGTTGGGTTTGTGTTGTTGTTTTGGGGAAGATTAGAAGTCACCGCAGTCGATGAGAGCGTTTATGAGGACGTAGGTGGTATCCTGCCAGCGGTAGGTCTGCGCTTCGGCGAGGTCGATGTAGAGTCGGGCCGAGCGACCGATCTCTGGGAAGTCGGCACGGAGCGGATATTCCACGATGCTTTGGGCGATTTCGGGCAGGATGAGATCGATCTGGCTGAGATCGAGGGTCTGCGCTAGGTTGGCATCGGTGATCGTCGTCATGCGTAGGTAGTGGTCTCTCGGTTAGTCCATGCGACATTGCTCGCCTTGGCGGTGGATGCGACTGCCCCAGCAGAAGTGAGCGTGGATCGAGTGATCTCCCACTTAGCTACATTAGCTGATGAACCAATGGTGAAGGGGATGGCAGGCGGGGAAGGTATGAAATAATTCAACATGACCCCGTAGTAACTAAAAGTTCCTGATGAATTTATATCGAATGCGTGAATAAAGTTGTCAGGGTCGCGCTGAGTGGAGGGGGAGTAAAGGCCAAGGGCGATGACGACGACCTTGGCTAGGTTAGGTATGGATGTTGAGAAAGTGATCGTGCCTGCGCCTTGGTTGACGAGGTAGTCGATGGTGGGTTCTTGCGTCACTCCGTTGACACAGACGATGACATGGTTGGGATCGCTGGATTTGAGGCCCGCGATCGTAAATGTTTTTAATACCCCGTTTCCGATGAGAGTCGTCTTGGCACTAGAAAGCAAACTTGCTTGTGGTAAGACAAGGTTAAGAGTCTGATTCGGAGAGTTGCCCGTGATGGCAGCGGCGGCAACACCGATTCCGACAGACCCAATGGAAAGGGTATTGGATACCCCGACCCCGACTGGGCCAATCGGACCGTCGAGGCCGCGAAGGCCGACCGCGCCAGCTAATCCTTGAGCGCCTTGGGGCCCAGTAACGGAATCGCCCTTCAGGCCTTGCAGCCCTCTAGGTCCTTGGATGCCTGGCAAACCTTGTGCTCCAGCGGCCCCATTTGTCCCAGCCTCGCCCTTGTCGCCTTTTGGTCCAATGACGCCCACGGGGCCTACTAGCCCTTGAAGACCTCTAGGGCCCTGGGGCCCCGTGAGTCCTGAGCCGATGATCTCGATGATCTCGCTCACGCCGTAACCTCCGGCACAACTACTACTGTCCCTCTTATGAGCTTTCTTACAACGCTACCAAAAACAATCTCCAAGTCGTAAAGAAAATTGCCAGCGGGGATGGAGGCGCTCTCTTCAGGGGTTAATTCCAGAGAAATCGTCCCTAGAGTGCCGCCCAATAAAATGCGGCTGTTGGCGTCGGTCAGCTCAAAAATAACGGCTGATCGGGAGGATCGGCGCAACTGCATACGGGCCGTAGCTCCCGTCAAATTCATAAGGACGCCGTCCACTTTCCACCGCAGTTGCTTTTGGAACGTGCTGCCTTGCTCAATAGTAAGTGGGTATTCAGTAGACTCCATTAAGTTTCTGGCAGGCTCGGACGTTCCCATACTCCAAAGTCCTTGTTAAGAATAGTATGTTCAGGTGAAGGTCTCGGAGGGATAAACGCGTCCAGTTCGTAGTCGTAAGTAAAACCAGTGCTCGCAAAGTTCTTTCGGAGGGGGGTTCCGCCTTGAGAATGCACTCCCCTGTAAGTGTTGTAAGACGTTTGAATCCACCTACCAGGAGTTGAATCTATACTTTGAAGAATTTCAAGGCTATCTGCAACAACCACTCTAGTCACAACTCCATCATTTACTTTTGCAAAGTGCATATTTAAGTGTTAAGATTAGTTACGGTTACGGTGTGAGTGAGGCTGGTGGCGGGTTTCCAATCGGTATTTCCAGCCTGAGAGATAGTTATTATAGCAGTCCCCGCAGCCAAAATAGTAACCAGCCCAGCAGTGCTCACTTTAGCAACAGTTAAATTATTGGACGTATAAGTAAGAGGAAGCGCCGATGATGTAGCCGCTCCTAACGAGTATGCAGGGTCTCCGACTTGCATAGATACGGCGTTATCATTTTGGGTAATTGTCTGAGTCCCTTTAGCTATTGTAAAAGTAATAGTTCCCTTTCCGGTGCCGACGTTGGTTGAGCCATCAAGGAAGTTCGCAGTGACGATAGTGGCGAAGGTGCCCACTTTTGTCGGAATGCCAATAAAGGTACCTACGTCCGTGCTGAAAATCACCCCATTCACTACAACGGAAGACGCAAAAGTATCGACTTCACCAGTATAAACAACTTGGTAATTTAAGGCGACTCCTACAGTCCCAGCAACGCTCGCAGTATTTACAGTAGGAGGCTCGGCAATCCAAGTAAAAAACCCCGCGCTTTTAAACAAAACAGCCGCATTCTTGCCGTTTTTATCCTTCTGTGCAACGCCTCCGGAAATAGCCGAGGCTATAAATCCCTTGGGGTAGTTGATGCAAACTATTCCAGACCCTCCTGCGGTAGATGCGTTTGTTGTATCTGTTGTTGAAGGATTACTCATCCCCCCCCCACCTCCGCCGGTATTAGCCGCTCCTGGAGTAGGCGCTAAAAAGTCTTCGTTACCCCCAGTGCCTCCTCCGCCTGCCCCCCCCGCCGATACTTTAGTGGTGGAGGTGGGAGACTGCCCCGAACCTCCTCCGCCTCCGCCTGAAAAGTAAAGTTTTGTTATAACGGGAGTGGTCCCCGAAAAAGTGCCAACCCCCGTGGTTTCTGCTGCGGCAAACTGTCCTCCAGCCCCTCCAGCCCCTCCATCAGTGTTGCCGATCCCATTTGTGCCGATGGCTGCTGCGCCACCACCACCTCCCCCTGCGTACCAGCCCCCTCTACCACCGCGCTTTCCCTGCCCAAAAGTTTCGTCACCCCCGGCTCCGTCAAAGTTAGCATACCCCGAAGCGCCGCCGCCTGAGCCCCCATCTTTGCCCCGTGCCTGGAAGCCGTCGTCTGAGCCGCCGCCGCCGCCGCCTTCAGCCACTACCCTGACCCCAGGCCCTTGTATAAGCGAAGGTTCGCCTTTAAATCCCGATGAACCGACTTCGCTAGTTGTAGTTGACGAACTCCCGCCTGCGCCAACAAAAACCACATATTTTTGATTTGCTATAAACTGCACGGACTCTTGAATAAATCCTCCACCTCCACCCCCGCCAGCATAGTACGCCCCACCCCCAGCGCCCCCTCCAGCAACCACCAGCACGTCGGTCATCGGCATAAAGCCTATGCGGTCAAGTTGAGCTTGGATGTTTGCAGTCGCCCCACCGAGGAACGCTAGTTCAGCCGCTTGGACTCCGGTAGAAACCGCTAGTTTGCCTGCCGCGTCAGTTATGACGACTGCTCCAGCAGTTAAATTGGTTGTTATACAGGTAGTAATAGCCCCCGTAACCACGTTCTGTTTGTCATCAAACTTTTCGATTACGTCGTAGTCTAACTTCGCCAAGGAGACCGCGCCATCAGCGAGTTTTGCGGTAGTGACTTTTGTTATAGTGCTGAGATTCATAATAACCTTTAAGGTTAATACACCCTAGGGGGTTAAAAGACAAGGAGTATTTCTCCTAGGGGCAAACTTTTTATCCATCATCCGCCGCCACGGAGTCCCCGCTCGGTTTCCATTCCCACCCTCCTGCGGCGGTCTAAGTCCCAGCCGCTCACGAACCGTTTCGAGAAGAACGAATGCCGCATCAGCGATGTCGGGGGATCGTCCCATCCGAGATTTCATATCCGCTTTAGGCTCGACGCAAAGTTTCATGCCGCCCGACTTTCGGGTTTCAAAGTTTCGAGCGGTCATCTCTTGGGCGAGGTCGGGGACAATGCCGCGAAGTTGCCCGTTCTGAAGATACTCCTTCGCCCCGAACCAAAGTTCCGTGACGCGATTGACGTATTTGTCTTTTGCCTGAGTCGAGTCATAAGCGGAGAGGGGACGCTCGGTAGGCGACCCGCCAAAATGGACTCGCAAAAATTCATTGCTTCCAAGAACCCGTGACAAAGCGTCACAGAATGGAACGCCGCCGCCCGTCACATCGACCCCGACGTATTGCATCTTGACTTTCTCGCGATCTAAAATGGTTGCGATCTTCTGCGCCACTTGAAAAGTGCGCGGGTCTTTAGAGGACGCGTCGTCTTCGATGTAATGGAAGCTGTCAAACGATACCTGCTCGTTCCCATCTCTATTAAGTCCATAGCTTCCGACATAAAGAACGCAACGGTCACCACCCGAAACAAACGATGGGTCGATTCCCGCAATGCGCGTTGTTCCACCCTGCCAGATGGGAGGTTGGTCGCCCTTGAATTTGATAATCTCACTCTCGCTGTAGATCGCCTTGCTGACTCCTTGTGGAGGCCAAAAGCCCCTGAAGTCGCGCCAGAACATCGGAGAGTCCTCGCCAAGTCGATCGTGTGCCTCATCGATCTTCTCAAACTTCTGAATCGGCCAGAGATTTTCACGGGCGATATAATTCGGGTTCCGCATCGCGTCGAAGTGCAAGCAAACCCCACCAAGCTTAGTTTCCCACCTATCATCGTTTACCGACACGGAAGACCATCCGTCTTTCGGTTCAACGAACTTTCCGAATGGATCGTAGTAAGAGACAGGATTTGCCGCCGCGCAGATGTGGAGAACCGCATTGTTACTCAAGTTGGAGATCGCAGTGTCAAGGAGTGAGTGAGACAACTCCGACAGCTCATCCGCTGCTAGAAAGACTCGCGGGGCTTTCATGCCTCGCATCTTTCCCGTCACTTCTGCGGTCTTCTTAGCTTCAGCAGGGATCAAATAAATTCCCGCCTGCTCCATTCGAGCGCCGTCTCGCATAACATAAATCGCCGGAGTTGGAGTATCCGTCAGCTTCGCAGGGGCAACAGCCTTAATCGCGGGCCAGTATCTTTGTACCGCACCCCACACACGCTTCTTGGAATCACGGATCGAAGTTGAGGTCAGAAGCCCGAGTGTGTGGTACGGAGCCGCGAGCCAGTTGAGTAAAATCCACACGGCCATGAAATCTGATTTGCCCGAGGAGCCGCAGCCAGCGAACCCGACGAACTGGCTGGTGCAGCATTCATGCAACATAGATTCAGCCCAAGGATGCCAAACAAAAGGCTCCGAACTTTTCGAGAAAAACATTTGTGCTGCCCGACGAAAATTATCTTCACGAAGAGTTCCGTCAGGAGCGATGCTACGATAAGCGTGAAGCTCAATCGTCCAATCGGCGGTACCTGGAGGGTAAACAAAACCGTACCTAACAATACTGCCTTTTGGAACTGGCGTCTTGCCGTCATCGACAAAGGTTCCCGAACTTTTTTTGAACATCTGGGGACAAGGTAGGTCTAACTTGGTTCAAGGTCAAATACGACTTTGCAAAAACCATTGATCTATAAACTATTTATACAAAACCGTAAGCGATTTCAAATCCCGTATGCGCTGCCCCTTTTTGTCCAAAATTTTCTGGGACAAAATCTCCGCTCACTAGGTAAAGATACGGGTTTTTTCATTTGCGGTTGTATAAAACTGTGTTAGGTTAATACACCCAATAACACGTTTTGTCCCAACTTTTGGGACAGAATCACAAACCAAAACGAACTGAAAAATGAAAATCCAGACTGAAAAACCTGACGCCAAAACAACAATATTAAAATGCGGTCATGCCATTGTGCGGATCAGCAAACTAGATCGCGGCCCGTACACAACACATCGACTGGCATGGAAAGTTGGAAAGAAAACTTTTCGCAGGAGCTACAACTCGGAAGCTTCGGCACTCGCAGAAGCGGATAGAATTGTGAGGCACCTTGCAACCTGTGACGGAAGCGTAACGGCCCTGAGCGGGCAGGACGTGAGCTACTTCAACGAGTGCAAGGAGCGTCTAGGATCAACGCCGATGCACGTCGCGGTTGAATTCTATTTGAAGTTCCATGAGCGCACCTCGCAGAACCCGCATACTTTTTCCGAAGTGTTTGATTTGTGGTACGCGAAAGCCGAAGAACGCCAGCTATCCTCGCGCTACTACCAGACCCTCCGAAATCACCGGAATGCTTGGGAGCCTGAATTCGGAAAAAGATTCATAGATACTATCGCGTCGGAAGAGTATTTGACCTTCTTGAGCCGCTCAAAATATAGCCCTAAGAGTAAGCGAAATCTTTTCGGCACCCTCTCCTCATTACTGCGGTGGGCGGCGAAAAAGAATCAGCGATTCATCTCTCAGGACAAAACTGAAATGGAGACTAATTTTCCTTCGGAGAAAGAAGTGACCCCCGAGTTCTACACGCCTGACGAGCTGTGCGCCATATTCGCGGCTACTGAACCTAGGTTCTTAGCCTATACCGCTCTGATGGCTTTTGGCGGGACTAGAAGATCAGAGGCTAGTAGTCGGAAGCTCACCAGAAAAAATATTCTGTTCGCGGAAAGAATGATTCGGCTCGGGCCGGAGATAACTAAGACCGGAACGGGGCGCGCTCTCAACATCCCCGACAACCTCCAAGTTTGGCTCGATAGATTCGCGCCTGAAAAAGGACCGATCGCAAAGATAATAAAAATAACGCCGCCAGACGAAGACGTGCTCAAGCTGTGCGGGGTTGAAACAAAAGATAACGCGCTGCGCCACTCGTTCTGCTCATACCATATCGCACTCCACCGTAACTCCGAGTTGACATCAGAGGTAGCGGGGAACTCAGTCGATATGCTAAAAAAGCACTACAAGGCGCTTGTATCCACGGTTGCAGCGGAACAGTGGTTTAACATCACCCCCGATGTGGTGCGTCAATTTGCCAAGAAAAAAGGGATCGCTTTAGACTGGTGAAAGATTTTACTTTCATGCGCCTAAAACTATCCGATAAAAAAAACCAGAAAAAAGATTGAACAAAAAGATTGAACACCTGTGCAAGTGTAGTGTCTAAGATAATAACCCAGCTTCACCGATGGGCGGGAAAGACAGCGGGCAAACAAACAACTAACAAACTGAAATAAAATGCCGAACAAATTACGAGAGGGCACGCTCCGCGTGTCATACGTTGAATCAAAGTTAAATAACAAAGCGATCACCCTACTAGCAGGAGCAAAAGGGGTGACTATTAGTGCGCTAATCAGGCAAGCGGTAGTGGACTTCTTGAAGAAAGAAGACCCGAGTGGAGAAACAATCTCACTCGCAAAACATTTGATTGAAAAACAATCAGACAGCCCCGATGAACGAGTTTCTGAGTCTTTGGACTTAGCGACACTCGAACGCCTCAAAAAGATAGCTATGCTCGGAAGCCGAGCGTACACCTAACCAGAACCCTACTTTTTTTTGCGAATTATTAACCCTCGCAACGCAGTACAAATAAAATAAATATATGCTAAAAATCACCATCACCGTAAACTCAACAACCCATCAAAAACTTCTCATCCTCGCTCAAAATAACGGCGTCGAAATCGAAGTTTTAGCATCGGAATTTGTAGAAGATATGGTAGAGTCCGCGTCCAATGACCCCGAAGTGGCCGCCTGTCTCCGTGAATATGAGGGTAAACATATTCCAGTTGCTTAATAACCGTTTAGATATTGTATTACAGGGGGGGGGTAACTCCCCCCAGTATCAAATATGACACTCACACTAGAATGCAGTTCCTTCACCGCAACCCCTCTGGGGGACGGTAAGATAAGCCTCGAAGTAAAAGGGGCTACCCCAAAAGGGAAAGACGCCGAAGCCTCATACGAGGCGGAGGCAGCAATAGAGCGGTTGAGCGAGTTGCTCGGGAGAAAAGTCTCCCGTGGCAACCTCGCCTACTGGCGCGACAACATGAACCTCCCTTACCGGAAGCTCGGTTTAAAAAAGTTCGTATACAAAGAGGTTGACCTCAGCAAGTGGGCTAAGGGTCAGCCGAAATGTAATAACCACATCACCGCATGGGAAAAATAAATTCACGAGCGAAAGGCGCTAGGGGCGAGCGGGAGCTTGCCTCTTTTTTGACCGATGAGGGGTTCCCTGCCAGGCGCGGAGTCCAATTCAGCCAGGGGCGATTTGGACTAACTGGAGACGATGTCATTTGCGACTCGCTCCCACTGCATATCGAATGCAAACGCGTCGAGGCGGGGAACCCCTATGTGTGGCTCGAACAGGCGGTGAGAGACGCCAAAGAAGGAAAAATTCCCACCGTTTTCCACAAGCGCAACGACCACGGATGGATCGTCGTTTTACGCGCTGAAGACTTTATTTCCATCCTCCGAGAATCCTCTCTAGTTAAATGAACAGCATACTTGAAACCGCAATAGAAGTGACGACGGGTGATCGTCGTCGCGATTACGACAAAGCGACCTCCAACCACCAAAGAATCGCTGATGGATGGAACTGGTACCTCAAAGCGAGGAAAGAGCCCGAGGCTCCGCTATCCGCTCTGGATGTGGCTCACATGATGATTGTGCTCAAGATGGCTCGCGCTTGCTACACCCCCACACGCGACACCTACGTTGACATTGCAGGCTACGCCAAATGCAGTTCTCAGATTTCTAAATTCGAGGAAGAATGAAATTTACTCTCTATCCGTTTCAGCAAGAAGCGGTGGAAAAAAACCTCAAGTCGCTCGATTCAAATGGTGCCTCTTTAGAGGCGACTGGCTGCGGCGGAGGAAAGACCATCATCGCTTGTGAAGTCGCTCGGCGCTACGCGCTGCCAGTCGGAGTGATCTGCCCGAAGAGCGTCAAAGCCAAGTGGCTTGCCACTCTGGAGTCGTTTGGTATTGAGCCTGTGTTTGTCGAGAACCCTGAAAAACTCCGCACGGGGAACACCGCGTGGTTAAAAAAAGTGGGTACTAATTTTAAATGGGTGCCCGAATCGCTCCTTCTCATAGTCGATGAGGTTCATATGTGCGCTGGAATGAAAAGCGCCAATGGAAAGATGCTCGAAGCGTCTCCCTACCGCACACTCATGCTTTCGGCAACTGCCGCAGAGAGCCCGCTCCGAATGAAAAGTATTGGAGTGAAGCTAGGGCTATTTCACTCACGTCAATTCTGGAACTGGGCCGCTCACATGGGGGCCGAACGAGGTCAATGGGGCGGGCTAGAATGGGACCCGAAGGTAAAAGAAAACAAACTGCGAATGCAGCACCTCCACGATTCCGTGTTCACCACTCGCGGGAGCCGGACGCCTGACGCGGTATTAAGCGAGCAGCTCCCAGACCTCACGCTTTCCGATGAACCCATTTTTATATCACCACTCGATCGTGAAGAAATTCACAAGCTCTACTCAGAGATGGTGGACATCGAAGACCCAGCGGCTGTGAAGAACCTCCGGCAGCGCCAAGCGATCGAACTCATAAAGATTCCCTACCTCGTAGAGCGTGCAGCAGCGATCGTGGAAGACGGAGGCAGTGCAGTCACGTTCCTCAACTTCCATGCTTCCATCGATCTCGCTTCAAAGCTTCTTGGCGACATCTCCGAGACAATAGACGGGAGGGTGTCGCAGAATATGCGACAGCAGAGCCGCGATAAATTCCAGGCGAATATCCTCCGATGTCTTGTCATCCAAATCGGCGCTGGAGGCCAGTCCATCGACCTTCACGACGTTCATGGTAACGCGCCACGCACTGCCCTAATCTGCCCGCAATTCAGCGGCACAGCCGAGGAACAAGCAATTGGTCGCATCCGACGATTTGGTGGAAAAAACCGCGCACTGGTTCTCCGGTTATTTGTCTCAGGGACCGTGGAGCAAGCAGCACTGCACCTCACAGCCCACAAGCGCGAGAATACAACAATTTTTAACGAAGGAATTATGTCAGACACAACAACACAACTGCGCGACGTGAGAGAAGTCTCACTCGCGTTAGCAGAAAACAACGAGAGAGAACACGCCGAGCATTCGCCGTCCTCTCTGAAAGAAAAAGCGAAATGCCCAGGCTTTCGTAATGACCAAACCCGCGACACCACCGCAGCAGACAGAGGCTCCCTAGGGCACCTTGCCGTCGAGAAAGAAAACCTCGATGTCATCCCTGCCGATGATGAGTTTCTCCGCAAAAGTGCAGGGCTGTGTTTGCAGTACCTCACCTCTCTGCGATCCAAGTGCCAAGCACCTGTGGAGGATATTCGCGAGCGTCGTTATGTAGTACTCGATCAGTTCGGGCATATCGATCACGTCATGGTTCACGGAACCAGTGCAGAGTTGGTGGACTACAAATTTGCATGGGGAAAATATGAAGCCGACTCGCCTCAATTTTGGGCTTACGCCATTGGCATTTTTCACGCGCATGAAAAAGTAGAAACCCTCACAGTTCACGTTGTTCTCCCCTTCCAAGGGATCATCGACGTTGTGACTTGGACTCGCTCGGAAGACTTGGATCGCCTCGTAGCGCAAGTAACGGCGATCATTGAGGCCGCGAAGCGTAACGACCCAGCGGCCTATTTAACAGGCGGTCATTGTGCATGGTGCGCTCACCGCGCCGAGTGCCATAAATTAAACTCCCTCGCCCTCACCATCGCTCGTAAATATCAGCCTGACGAGCTGGCTCTCCCACCGCAGTTTGATCCCGCGATCATCACCGATCCAGAGAAAATGGCTTTAGCGAAAAGACTCTCGCCGATCCTCAAGGGATGGGCTGAGAAGGTAGACGCCCGCGCCCTAGAGCTTCGACTATCGGGGGTGGAAATCCCAGGTTGGGAACTCGCCGAACGCGCTAGTGCGTTTGACATCACCGACGCTCAAGCCGCATGGGAAGTGGTCAAAAATAAAATCACCCCAGAAGCTTTCGCAGCTTGCGCCAAACTAAAAATTGGTGAACTAGAAAAAGCTGTTTCACGCACCGCAGAACGAGGGCAAATGGCTAAGTCTAAAACAGCTTTGCGAGATGCTCTCATTGACGCGAATGCGGCAAAAGTAGAAGGGACGATTCTTTTTTTGAAAAAGTCAAAAATAGTTTGAACGGATTGATAAATTCCGCGTCTCATGTAATAACCCCATAACCAGAACAACAAAACTAAACCACTAAAATACTAAAAATGGCAACCATATCATTCGATGAAATCGAAAACACGAAACAACTCGTAACAACGCAGCCGGAAGCAAACGCGCTCGCAAATATCAGCACCAATGACTACTCCGACAAGGGGCTCATCGGAGATTGGAGCGCAAGCGACACGAAGCTCCCACGCATCAACCTCGTCAACAAGACGGGCGTTCTAGCGGATCAATTCAGCCCAGGAACTTGGGTTCTCGACAAGCAACATCAGATCAGCGGGATCGATCCGAAGGACAAGAAAAAGGGAGTCGCACTTCGCGTCATCGCGTTGCAGATGATGAAGCAGTATCAAGAAAATATTCCCTACGACGACCGTGAAAACACGCAAGTCCGAATGTTCTCCACAGCCGCACAGGTGCGGGATGTAGGCGGTCAGGTGCATTGGACTCGTGGGGCGAATTTCTTCTCGGAGATCGCGACCGTTGAGTTCCTGATTCAGGCAATCGAGGGGCTTTGCGAAGAGAGTGAATCCTTGTTCTACAACATCGCTTCCGACGGCACTCGCTACACACGAGCCGTTGCAACATTTGCTTCGACCTCGTACAGCGGTGTCGCAGTTCCAATCGCAACTTCGCTTCGCACACACCTCGCAGCTTGCGGTCTTAAAGGTGGGCAGTGGGATTTAGGTTCGCTCATCACCACTAAGGCTGACAAGTCATGGTGGACACCGACGATTCGTTCGGCGGGTCTCGTAACCGAAGCCCAAAAAGAACTCATTGACACACTCCCCTGAGTCAACAAATGGGTTGCATGGAGTAATAACCATGCAACCTATATCTCTTATGAAAGCCACACTAGAATTTAATCTACCAGAAGAACAAAACGAGCATCTCTACGCCCTTAAGGGGGTGGACGCATTGCTAGTCATCGACGACCTACTCAACG